TAGCCGAGGCGGATGCCCTTGCCGTTCCAGTCGGCAATCATGGCGTCCAGGCGGCGACGAGCAGACTCCAGTTGATCGGGCTGCAGGTCGAAGGTGTACGCGGCTAGGCCGATCTCCTCGAACGCCGCGAGGATGAATTGCCGCTTGGTGTAGCCCATCTGTTGCTCCGTCAAGCCGCGAGGATAAAGGTCGGGTTCATGGCCGCGCTGATCTTGGCCATCAGCGTGGCATCAGACCAGCGCTTGTCGGGCTTGATGCCCAGGATCTCGGCCTGCTGCAGCATCTCGGCGCGGGTTGCCGGTGCGTCATCGGCAGGCGGTGCCGCGGGCTCCTCGACCTCCACCGCAGTTGCCGGGATGGCGTCTTCTGCCAGCCTGGCTTTCAGCCGCGCCAGCAGCTTGGACGCAGACACATTGCGGGCCTGCGTGCTGGTCAGCCCGTGCGTGAATGCCCGCTCGCCGCATGCCGCGATGGCGGTGCGAACGTCGGCGTAGTAGCCCTGCGCGAGCATCTCGGACAGCTCGGCATCGCTGTTCACCGAAGCAAAGCGATACGCCCCACCAGACGAGTGTCGCTGCGGCCCAGGGCTGCGGAAGACAAAGGTCGGGAATGTGGGCATGGTCACTTCTTCTTTGCGGTCTTGGCTGCGGCGCGGAAAGCAGCCGCAGTCGGCGCGCCTTTGGCTCCGGGCTTGCGCATGCGCTCCTTGGAACCAGCCTCGATTCTCTCGCGTTTTGCCGCGATGTTGGCGTACAGGCCAGGCGGCTTGGCTTTCATTTCTTTGCCTTCGCTGGTGCCTTGCTCGGCTTGCCAGCCTTCTTGGCAGCGGTGCGTGCGGTGTTCAATGCCACGGCCACGGCCTGCTTCTGCGGCATGCCGGCCTTCATCTCCTTGGAGATGTTCTTCGACACGCTGGCCTTCGAGTAACCCTTGGTCAACGGCATGATGTGCTCCAGATGTGAAAACGCGGGCGGCAGCTTGTCACCACCGCTCGCGCTGCACTTGCTCGCCTTCGGTATTAGATGCGATAGGTGGCGAAGGTGTTGGTCGCCGTCTTGTAGGTGCGGAACTGAGCGCTGGTGCTCACGGCAACGATGGCGGCGCCGTTGATGTTGTTGCCAGACGCAGCGTTGGTGATCGTCACGGTGTTGGCGCCAGTCGAAAGATTGACCAGAGCCCAGTCGAAGAAATCACCCACATCAAATTGGGCAGCCAGTTCCATGTCAGCACCGTTCGGCAGCAGCACGGCGATGGTCGCGCCAGTTGCCTGAGTGGTGGTGATGATGCCAGACATCACCTTTGCAGTCGTCAGCGTTGCGGCCGAGTTCTGCGTGGTGGGGGTGCCTTGGTAGTTCGAACCGAACACCACCGGAGCGACGCCGATCTGATACTCCACCGAAGCCGCGCCAGCATTGATGATGAGCGTGGTTTCTGCGGTGTACGGACCGAGCAGCTTGTAGCCGGTGAACGTGCTTTCCAGATCGTTCTGCTCCGGGTAGTTCGGGAACCCGACAACCTTGAAGACCTGGGTCTGGGTGATGCTCTGAAGAGCGATGCTTTCGTTCGCGGGAACGATGACTTCTGCGGTTCCCTGCAGCGCGATGACTGAATTGGACATGATGGAAAACTCCTTGGATTGCTGTTGCGAATCGGGCCGGTATTACCCGGCCCGGTGCGTCATCAGGGGGTCTGCCCGAAGAGCAGGATGCCGCTCATCTCGGGCTGCTTGTTCACTACGCCGAACAGGCAGTCGAGGCGGTACTTGGTCTTCATGGTGTTGACGTCGTACTGCTTCTGCATTACCAGCTCAATGCCCTGGTCGGTGGAGGCGCGCATGACTGCGGCACCAGCGTCAGCAGGCACTGCGTAGCGTCCCGGCAGGAGTTCCAGCGCGTCCTTCTGCCAGAAGCAGTTGATCGGAGCGGCATCCACGTTCAGACGGTCCACCGTGGCGGCGGCGCTGGTCGTGACGATGACGTTCTGGTACTGCAACTCGGCGTCCGTGCCACCCTGAGCCGAGATGATCGGCGGGGTGATAACCGAGGTGGTTGCGGTCAGGCGCTGGACGATCCGGAAGGTCTTGAGTTCACCAGTGGACTGCTTGGTGATGTGATGCACCGCAACCACGCCGTCGATGGTAATCGCATCGCCTGCGGCCAGTTCCGTTGTAACGGACGAATGGGTGATCGTCTGGAAACGGTTGTCCACGTTGGCAGACTCGCCAGTGGCGGCCACGCTGGTGGCCACCGGCACCCAGTAGTTGCCGGCTGCGGCCTGGGTGTCAATCGTGGGATCTGTACCACCGGCTGCGCGGATGCGGTTGGCGTAGTCGAACTTGTAGGTCTGGAAACCAGCCACAGTGCCGACGAAGCCGCGACGATATGCCTCGTCGCTGATCTGGTTACCGAACGAGCGCGTCGCCACGGCCAGATTGCCGGCCATGCCGTTGTAGTCGCGGCTCGACAGCGCCAGGTAGCGGTCGAACATCTGCACGCCCTGCTCGTTCATGATCGTGTCGCACGCGGCCACGTCATCGTAGCTGCCGGCCGAGGCCGTGGTGCGGACCACCAGCGAACCCAGGCTTGCGGCGACGTTCATGACGGCGAGGTTGACGTCAGAGGCCAGCTTCTGCTTGGCGGCGTCGCCGAGGCGGCCTTCCTGCAGAGCATCGCGCAACTCCAGTGCGTCCATGATCCACGGCACCGACTTCTGGAAGCCCAGAGTCGAGGGGACGGACAACTGCGTGAACTCGGTGAAGTTCAGCGTCTGATCCATGCCGTTGTAGGACTGCGCGATGTAGGGCTGCGGGCGCCAGATCACGTTGTTGGTGCGCTCCATCATCGTGCCGTCGGTACGGTACACGGAGACGTTGCGAGACAGCACAAGCGCGTCGTTGAAGCCTTCGAGGATGTCCTCGAACGCTACGCGCTCTTCCTTGGAAAAACTGTTGGCCATTTGTGGCTCCTCAAAATGGATGAGTGACTTGGTACGGCTTGCGCCGCGCTTTGCTACTCACCCATTCAGAGCCGGGCGGCCGCTCGTGTCTTGTGCGCTGCCCGTGAGGTGGGCGAGACCAGATGGGCCGAATGTACCACGAACACCCGGCCCGGTGTCAATCAGCGGCGCGCAGACTGCTTTTCTCGCTGCTGGCGGCGATAGGCGATGACCTTCGTCATGTCGCCCGTGCGCTCTGCGTCAACGCGCAGGCGTTCAAGCACGCTGTCAGTCGTGCCAGAGATCGGCGCGTTGCCGACCGGAATGCCACGCTCTGGAGCTGGCGGCTTGCGGGTAGAGGTGACTTTCAACTGTGACTCCAGTTTTGCGATGGCGAAGGCGAACTTCACCGGGTCAGTGATGGCGGCCAGTTCCTTGGCCTTCTTGGGGTTCTTGCCCAGCGCGTAGACCACCAGCGCCGGGTTCTCGGCGCCCTGCAGCACCACGCCCTGCTGCACCACGTTCAGCGTCTCCTGCACCGTGGACTCGGCGTCGTCGTAGTCGCGCACCTTGAGATCGGTCTTGGCCTTGGCGTAGCCATCGAGCTTGGCCTGCCAGGTGCGCTGTTGCTCCTCGACCTGCTGCTGCTGCTGGCGCTTGGCGACCTCTACGGCGTCCTTCTGCTTGTACCAGGACTCAAGCGCCGCCTCGTAACGGTCGGTATCGTAGTCGTGGTCTTCGAGCTTCGGCTTCGAGCCGAGCGCCGGAATGGCCGCGCTCTGGGTCTGGGTTGTCTGCTGCTCGCGGACCTCGTACTCGCGCACCTTGCGCTGCAGCTCGCGGTGAGACCGTCGCAGGTCGCGCACCCACTCTGGTGCCCTCTCGGCCTCTGGCTCAGGCTCTGTCAGCGTCTGGCCGCCAAGCGTGATCTTCAGTTCCTGTTCGCCTTCGGCGTCTTCCGCTAGTTCTGGCGTCTCTGGCTCTGCTGCCCGCGTATCCTGGGCCTCCAGTTCGTCGAGCGCAGGTGTCTCGCTGGAGCCGTCAGGCTGGGTGACTTCAATCTCTACTGGCATGGTTCTCTTTCACACTCGCACGTTTTCGGCCGTGCGGTTGCCGTTGCCGGAATGTCCGACTTAATCGTCTAGCACTGCCAGCGCTAGGATCATTGCAATCTGTGCATCACGCTCGTCAATGATAATTTGCGCCAGTTTCATGTGCGCCTCAATCGAATCTCGCGCTAGATCGTCAGCGTACGAGAATCGACCGAGGTCAATTTCGATGCGTTCTTGCTGCAGCACCAAGAACTGGCGCTTCGGCTCGGCTTGCGGCTTGGTTTTCGGTGCAGGCTTACGAATGGCGGCCTGCGCCCGAGCATCTGCCGCAGCCTTCTCGGCCTGCAGTGTGGCCAGATACTCCTGAGCCACCCAAGGGTTGTCGAATATCCTGCCTTCAACCACCCACAACGGGCGCGTCTGCTTGGACTTGCCAGACTTGCCGCCACCGCCCTGCACCTCGACAGGAGGAACCTGCTGGCCACCGAACAGCAGGCCTGCGAACAGCGCACCGCCGAGAAGCCGGTTTCTAAGTAGCATCGATGATCGGCGTGCCGTTGCCCTGCGCGTCGGGGCTGAACGTGATGCGCGGCGTGGTGCCGTCCTGCGCCAGGTATTCCTCGGTCGCCGAGCCGAGCCCAGATCGAGCGCCGGCCAGCGCCGCCAGAAGCACGCGCATGATCTCCTCGGCCGTCAGCGTCTCAAGCGGTGTAGACCACACCTCAGCGGC